AGACCGTCAGCCCCTTTCTCACCGACAGTACCGTCTTTGCCGTTAAGACCGTCAGCCCCTTTCTCACCGACAGTACCGTCTTTGCCGTTAAGACCGTCAGCCCCTTTCTCGCCGACAGTACCGTCTTTGCCGTTAAGACCGTCAGCCCCTTTCTCGCCAGTGATCTTAGCGAGGCGTGCATCTAGATACTTTTTAACTGATGCGAAAATGTCGTCAACTAGCTTATTGTCCATACGTGCCTCATCAGTTCAAAAGACCAGCCGCAGCAGCGGCAGAAAGTGTCAGTAGGATCAACTCGTCTTCGCTAAGTAGTTGTGCTTTTAATGGGTCAACTCTAAAGACAAAAGGTTGTGGTCCAAATCTAGAACCCGTGATAACAGCGGAGGGTGCAGGTGGCTCTATTGGTGGGGGGCCAGATTGTTCCCCCCACCATTGTCCGGTGTACGTAGACCCAAACCACTGCCCGAACATTAGTCTGCATCCCGACCAGTGACTGTACGCACACCCGCTAGGTAAGTAGCATCAATTCTAGTCGTAACACCGTCAAGCCCCTTGAACTGCGGGGCTCCGTTCTCGAGCCCTTGCGCATTGCCTTGGACAGCAGCAGCGATCAACCTCAGAATCTCGGCAGCGGTGTAGCCGGACTCGATCACTTCAGTCCAGGGATTAGACGCGCTACCGGCGTCATTGAGTTTCTCGCCCATACTGCCCACTTCGTTGTTAGCCGCAGCAAGGGCAGACCAAACGGCATTGCCGACGTTCCCCGCCGTAAGTCCGGCTCCAGTAACTACTATCTGAGCGGATAGCGATCCTAGCGCTCTAGCGACAGCAGACAGCTCCCCTGCCCCAGAAACCACAGCGGAAGCATTAGCAAGGGCCGTGAGAAGGGCGGAGGCTTGCCCCGAACCAGCAATGCTAGCCGCAAGTTGAAGGTACGCTGCCAGCGCTGCGCCAGAAATTCCCCCCACGCCGCCAATGGCTGCAGACAACGAAACAATCAGACTACCGAAAACTGTGAACGCGCTCGTTCCGTTTATCATAGCGGCAGCATTCAAACCGCCAGCGATATGTCCGACAAAAGTCGAGGAGCCAGCAGAGTTAGCGTTGCCTAGGTTAGCTGCAAACACTTCTCCGTTTGACTTAGGAGGAAACCACGCGTTGTCAAAACGCCAGCCACCGGGGGGCATTGACCCGGCAGTGGGTAGCCCACCAGCAAAGGGAGTCATCATCGATACACTCCGGAGCCCGAGCTGAGACCTCATATTAGCTGCGTCCACGTTAGTCGCGGTTCCGCCAGTGCGCCGGTAAGGGTATTGCGCATGCAGAGTGAAGTTTTGCAGGAGCGCCATGAACTAGGCCCAGAAAAACTCAGTGTAGCCCTGCCATGCGTTGCCTGATGCTACGACACCACCAGCCTGGATGATGATACCAAGGCACGCACCATCGTAGACACGCGGGATACTTGGTAGCTGCGTCAGGAGATCACGTTCTGCCGCAACGAAAGCAGTCGTGACTGGAATGTACGCAAGTGGCTTGCAAAGCACCAAGTCTACGAACCCGGCCGCAGCGCTGACCGCAGAAAATTGTGCTGACTCGACAGAAATAATCCCAGCATCACCGCCAGCGAGCGGCAAAAATGGGCCGAAGTTGCCTGCGGCGGTACCCGTATGCCCAATATGGCCGGTAATCGCAGAGGCGGTATTAGCGACCACTGCACCCAGAGATCGGCCAGCGGCTGGTCCCGGTGCGGTATAGCCCATCGCAAAGTTCTGCGCGTTGGCGCCATTCGCTGTGCTCAGTGAGTAGAAAGCCCGCACGCCTTTACCGTCAGTGTACCGTGGGAGGGTTAACGTGTTAGTCAGTGCTTGCGAAGTCGCCAGATCAGTACGAATCTTCGGGTAGCATCCGAGCATGTCCACAAGGTAGACCATCGCGCCCGCAGCCGTCGCGGCGTTGGCGACGCAACCCATATTCATAATGTGCTTCGTATCTGCGGACACATTACCACCATGCCAGATGTTGATTTCGCGACCTTTCGCACTGTCAGTGTACGGCGTAAAGGCTCTTAGCTGCCGAATCATGATATTATCAATGCGGCCTGCGCTCACCGTAGTTGGGAAGGTCAAGACGCATGGGGCGCTAGCCGTTGCCCCGCAGGCGATGTTCTCAGTGTACGTCCCGTTTGCCGTCCGCACCGTTCCTGTTGTCCCACCGAGTGCAACTGTGATGTTACCGGAGCCGGTATACCCTGCGATAGTATAGATGACTTCATACGTCGTGCCGTTAACACAGTCGGTGTTCTGTGTGGCAGTCTCAGAAGCTGCGCCAGCCTTGGAGATTGCCGTGTTAACCGCGTCCCAAGTCAAGTTAACAGAAGAAAGTATCCAACCCGCAAGTCCAGCAGTCTGGTGGCCGTTGAATATGTAGTTGCCGTGGACGTATTGACCTTGATCGTAGCCGGTCATGTCGTACCAACGGCCTGCGACGACCACGCCACCAGCGTAGACGTTGGTCGCGGCGTAATTCTTCACCCAATCGCTGCGCCAGAACTTCCCAGCAGCAATCTCGGCAATGATGTCATCGAATGAAGTAGCGGGCATGTCAGTTCCATATCGTAGTAATTATGCCATTGATCGGTGCCGCAGCCACTGAGCCGTTCGGCATGCAGAACAGGTTCAAATACGCGCCGTCGTAGACACGAGGAATTGTCTTGCGATCTTCTGCGAAGATGTGTTCTGCGTATGCACCTATTTCGTTGAGCATCATACTAGCTATAGGGCGCACCAAAACCAGAGCTGCGAGTCCACCATTCGGCGCAAGAAAAGTGATCCCTTGCACGCTGCGCACCCCCCGGCAATCTCGCGGGCGGCGTATGAAAAGTTTGCCTCCGATGGTAGTCGGAGGCGCGGCGTGAACTACTGTCCCAATAAAAGTCGTGGAGTTAGACGTCTCCAGAAATGACTGGCGCGGCAAACCATCTGCACTCGTATAGTCAACATAGAATTGCGCACCACCAACGTAGGGATTCGTTGCAACAAGGATCATTTCAACGCCAGCGCCAGTCGCATACCGCGGAAGTGTAACAGCGTTTGTAGTCACTTGTGGATCAGTGCTATCCATGTCCACTAAGGGATAGAAGCCGAGGTAGTCACAAAGCATGAAAGTAGCGGGAGCCGCGCCAGCACTCTGAGAGCCAATTAGAAACTTGTGGAGAGACTTATCAGAAGGGGATACGTTGCCACCGTGGTACAGACCAAGCGAGCCGTCAAGCGTAGTGAACGCTAACTCTGCACCAACGTAGTAATTCGGTTTGGGATTCCCTGGAGCACTAGACAAATCACACCAAACACCCTGAACGGATGCGTTAGACGCGACCTTCCGAAAAGAAGAAACACAATTCTGACCTCCGTCATAGCCTTTAAGAGAAATATCGCTGAAACGTGCAATACTCACAGAGGTTCCTTGGCTTTCCCACTGTCAACAGCGGATTCGCCAGTAGCGTGCGCGGAGAGATCAGCGACCACCGCAGTCTCGGCAGGACAGTCACAAGCCCGGAGCACCGCCCCCGCTACCACGGAAACATGGCGCTTGCAGCGGGAACAATAGAGATTGGAGGCCATATCATGCTTCTGCTACATCGAGAGCACCGGCAGCAAACTGTGGCTGTATACCGTTCGCGACTGCCAGTGATGAGTCCAATGGCCCGGCGTACAGGACGAGGCCTGCGCCAGATGGAGCCTTGCCGATAGATATGTGCGTCACTGTTGCTCCAGTAGCACCACATTGGGCGAATTGAACCAGTGCGGCATTTGCAGTTGCCCCCGCCGAAGGTACGTCCCACCCTGCGGCATTGCGAGTCACTGCCACCCGCAGATAGTTCGTGTACGCCGCTTCGTTCGTAAGTTGAGACCCACCGACACCGGGGTCAGCGGTGTGCAGACCAATGTATATGCTAGCCGCAGGCGAGGAAGCATCATTCTCTGCGAGGTCCGCCCAAGCGGTCCCGTTGAAAATCAACGCAAGGATGCTGGTTGCGGCTGAAGTGCTTTTTGGCATGACGGGCTCCGGCTGAGTTATGGAAACGGTATAAGCACAATGTCAATGATCAGATTTGTTTTTTCATCCCTGTTAGGAATTAGTCTCCAGCCTTTCGCAGCCGGAGAGTCTTTACCGTCACGACCAGGATTACCTTGCGGCCCGGAGTCACCTTGTGGCCCACGTTCACCTTGCGACCCTCGTTCACCTGGCGGCCCACGTTCACCTTGCGACCCTTGTTCACCTGTGGTTCCAGGTTCACCTTGCGACCCTTGTTCACCTGTGGTTCCAGGTCCACCGGGCAGACCTTTGTCACCCGGGACACCTCTGTCCCCCGGCATTCCGGGCAAGCCCCGTTCACCTTTCTGACCGGGCGCTCCAGGGCGACCATCACGACCATCACGCACCGGCAGCGACATAGTCTGCCTCCTGCGCGAACTTAGCGATTAAGCTATCGGTAAAGGACTTAGCTGCCGCAACAGCATCCGCAGCCGGTTCGGGGGTCGTCGGGGGATCAGCGACTGGCGTGCTGGTGGGTGGTGTCATCCCTTTGCTGTCAGGCGGGGGCCGCTTAGACAACAAGCCCAACGGGTAGTTCTGCTGCTGCATGTACGCCACGTCGCCACCATCAACATGCGGCATATCTTCGTCTGCTCTGGCTTCGTCCGGAGTTTTAATTCCTGCGCCTACCAATTCTTTGTTCGTCGTGGCGCGAGCAGCCGGGTCCATGCGGAACAGACCATTCAAGTCAAAGGCTACGCTATACACGTATTCGGCAGCGTTACCTACTTCTAGTCCTTCCGCCAGCAAGAGCTCTACAGACTCCATGATTTCCTGCAACGTCTGCGCGTAGTAGTCTTGATTCAGTGCAGCTACGTTGCTGAATGTCGGGTTCTGACCGGTAGATAGTTTGTGAAGGGGCACATTAAAACAGCGGGCCACATCTTCCACGGTCCATTTAAGTTGTTCAATGAGCTGGGAGTCATTAGCTGGCATCGCCAGCGGTTCGTAGCTAATACCATCGCCTGTCACAAGCAAGCGACCGATATTACTACCGGCGAAGTTACGTTCGAACTCAGCCTTCATCCGGCTAGCATTCGCATCAGTAATTTCACCGGGGGCCGTAAGGTGGCCCGACGGACGACTCATGTTGCTGAAAAACTGTGCAGAGTTATTTTGTATGCGGATACCTTGCGTTGCTGAAGCGCCGCAGGCGAATATAGGGGAAACACCAATTAGCGGACTCCACAGACAAATATCTCTGTCGTGAATGATTTCGCTAGCGGGCATAACAATATCTGGGTTTTCTCCACGACTCAAGTGGTCCCGCTTGAGCTGGTAGTAGACACCACCATCGGGAGTGATCTGTACTGTTACGAGCCTAGGGTCTAAAACGTGCAACCCTTGCACGACGCCACGACCGTCACGTTCTTTGAGGATGTAAACGTTGCCGTATAGGAGACGGCACGTAACCCAATAGAATATGAACTGTATACGACTCTGGTACGTATTCGGCCTCAACAGTGGACGCCAGAACGGAGATTTACGTTCTACTTCTACAAATATGCCGCCTTTCAATTCTACCAGTCGGGGTCGGAGTTTGGCAATGTCTTTCGAGATCATCCGGACGCAGGCATATACCGCCGAGAAAGCCAGTAGGTTGCGTTGCGATTCTACAGTAATGTTTCGTTGCCATGCGCCAGAGAAGCTTTCCCCGATGGAACCCCAAAAGGAGTTACCTAGCGCAGAATCAGGTACCGTCGTTACCCCGATTGCGCTCTTCAACCGGGACAAACTGAAGATCGCTGGGAGTTTCATCGTTTAGCTCGCATGTCACGACGGGAGTAGGTGCCTTTGGGTGGTTTCGCAGGCTTATCAGCTACTTCTACCACTACTTCAACTGGTGTTTCTGTCACTGTTACTCGTACAGCGAATCCTAGGGTCTCCAGATCAGATGCATCTTGTTCATTGTCTACTTCAAATCTGGTGTGCGGCAATAACACACGCCCGGCGTACATCTGCCGGGCGTGTGATACCATCAGCACTTTCGCGCCTCTGGACATCGTCAGATCTTAGTAGGCGATCTGGTCGATGTAAGCAACTGCGGTGTCGCGGCGACGCTGCCAGTTCACGAACCGTTCGGCACGGATGCCGACAAGGTTGTTCTGCCAGAGGCTGACCAATGACTGGGCACCGGCGGAAGGCGCGGAGTCCATTTGCAACGACGCTTGTTCCGACACGTCGATACGTACTGCACCATCGTCTGCGAAGAAGATTTCATTCTGCGCAACAAGCACCATGATGCTACCGCCCGAAACACTGGACGGAACCGACTGCGACGTGATCACAGGCAGACCGAAGAACGCGCCTCCGTTAATGCTGATCCCCGGGAATGCCAGGACATCCTGCGAAGTGCGCTTCAGAGACAACGACAGGGCCGTCTCAGGACGCATGACCCAAGCAGCGGAAGCTACCGAGATCTTCGCAGTGATGAACAGACCGAACAGGTCTTCCACGTCAGCGTAGATCTGCGCTAGCGTGCTGCCCGTCGAGACAACACGTTGCGTCGGGATGCCATTGGTGATCGCCGCAGGCGAGATGTTCGCAACCGCCGCAATGGCCGGATTGATGAACTGCTCGTCGAGGAACTGCGCCATCGTGTCAATCATGTCTTGACGAATGAGCGCTTCGGCGGACGGACTTGAGAAGCGAGCCAGTTCTTGCGAAATCACCACGATGCCCGCAGCTTTCGCGAACCCGAGGGTCGTTTCGTTGAACTTCAGTTCGCTGACCGGCTTCGGAGCACCTTGGCCGACCCAACCGACCGTGGAACCTTGCGTCTTACCTGCAACACGGATGTTGAACGGCACACGGCGCAACTGCGACATCTTGCCCAGGATGGTCTCAGGGCGCAGCAGGTCGATGAACTCCGACGCCATCGTCTGGTATTCCACCAGCGGTTCGGCCCAGTCACTGTCCGTCGTGGTACCGGCGGTCATGGCGGCACGCTGCACCATATCGCTGACATCATTGCGGATGGCATTCAGCACTTGCGGCGTACTGTCTTTCCAGCGTTCCGCGTAGTGCATCGCGTCTGACCGGACACCCTTCGACGTTGCCAGTGCCATCGCGTAGCGCACGAATGCCGTGCCCTTCGGAAGTTCTGACTTGCCGTAGGTGATCAGTGACGAACCTTGTCGTTGACCAGCGGCAGCGGCGGCAGGATCAGCAACGGGAGCAGCGCCGGAAGTGCCGGGGATGATACCCTTGTTACCGGCGTTCGCCAACATGGCTTTCTCGGTTGCGCGGAGACGGACCAGATGAGCGTCCACCGACGCGGTTTCCGCGGTCAGGTTGTCGTACTCCTGGCCTTCCGTTTCGTCCAACGTACGACCGCCATCATCGGCAGCCTTGGACATGATCGCTTCCAACCGGGCTTGGTTCGCGGCGCGTTTTGCCTCGAAGCCCTTGATTTGTTCCTGGATGTTCACGGTGTTTCCTTTCGTTTTGGGCTCCGGGACGCCGGAAGTGAGGGATACAACAAGTTTGCCTCGCCCTTGCGGTTGAATAGCCGACAGGCTACGCAAGGTTTCAGCGTCCATCGCTTTGATGGCAGTAATGCCTGAACCGGAATTGGCAGGGATGGTTACAGCAGAGAGCTCTAGCCAGTCCCATTCAAGAAAGTCGAGGCCGTAACTGCCTTTGATTTCTGTGAACTTGATTGGCGAGAAACCAATGGATAAGCCTTGCACCAGACCAGACTTCAGGTAGGACCACGCCCGCTCCAGGTCGTCCTTGAGGGAAGCAGGTTCGTTTACACGCACCAGCTTGCCGCGTACTCTGATCTCGGTATCAGTCACGGTCACATGAGTGATCTGGCCGATGGGCTCTCTGGCGTTATGTTGCCATAGGAACGGCATGGGCAGCTTGAACTTCGCGCCCCTTGGCCGGACAATGTCCCCCATTCGGTCGGTAGAGATCGTGCTGGCGATGCCTTCGAAAGTGCGAGCATCGTCATCGAACGACTTCGCTTCCAGAACTGCCCATGCACGTTTTAGCATCATTAGGCTCCGACAGTGAACATCTGGTACTTCTTTGGTTTCTCTGGCGGGGCGAATGCTCGGGCCATGCACATAATCCCAGCGATTGCTCCGTCGATTTTCAAATGGGGTTTGGATTTGCTCGGTGAGAACAGCCCTTTGCGTGCGGGCCTGCCCACTACGTTAGCGAAACACCATTTCGTGATCTCATTCCCATCGTGGTGGAAACGACCATTCTTCAAAGCGTTCGTGACCTCATCCATGGGCACCGCGAAGTTCTGTGGGTTCTGAACGAATTCCACGACGTTCTTCACTCCTGCATCGATGAGGTCTTGAGCCATCTGAGTTGCATTGAACGGATCGTATACGACTTCTACAGGGTTAATCTTCTTG